GCTCCAGTCATCCGAATCCACGGTAGTATATACCGGGGTCGGAAGAAGGCAACGGACCTCAAACCGCTGATAGTCATGCGACTTCGTTTTACCGAAGCGCACTCTATGATGCGGCTGATGAGGTCTAAAGCCTTCGCGAGTACCGTGTTCCACAAGAACAAGAGCCGAACAAGGCTCGAATTCATATGGGGACCGGCGACAATCCCAAGCCATTACTGGCAAGGGACCGACTTCGGCCTCGAGAAGCGGAGTGATAAGTTCCGCCACACGGTGTAGACCATGGACATATGCCGCATTGCGAAATGCGACATAAGAAGCCATGGTCAAGGCATCTTGTTTACGTGACACTGACCATAGACGCTTCAACCGAAGCGGCTGGACCGGATGCCCCTTAAAGGCATCCATCCCGCAGGACTCCCTAAAGGAGCCACCTATGCAACACTTGTCAACGTTGAACAAAAGTCCAAACGTCGGCAATACGTCGAGCAGAACCTGATAGTCTTGGGTTCTGCAGACAATGTCGTCGCCGTACACAAAGACGGTCTTAGAAACGCGCTCTATAGCGCGCCAATAAGACCTCCGCGAGTACTCCGCTTTGCAGCGGGTCCAGACGGGGTCTTTATGGACGATTGCAGCTACGGCAAGTGCCCAGAAGACGATGCTTTCCACTGGAAAGCACAAGTTCGATCCCATAGGGGCGAACTTCTTCAAGGGCAACACATCACCATTAGGGAGACGAGTGCAAGTGGTTCGACAAGCCATTAGGCAGTCGAACATGTCGCGGTCCCATGCGAATAAACTCCGCACGAGAGCAACACTTACTCGATCACTCGCCTCCTTCATGTCCAATGTGACCCATCCGGCTCCCAGAGATCCGGCAAGGGCGAGATTGCGATTGACAGTCTGGTCGGCAAAATTAATCTGCCGATAAGCCAGACAACCACGTCTTTCGATGTGGTGTCGAATTGCATTCCCTAATCCTTGCTGAATCCACTGGAATTCGAGTGGTTCACACGAGATCAGACGCGGGCCTCTAGAGTCCTTGGGTACAAGCACCACTTTCGCGGTGCCTGACTTGAGGGACTTTAGACGCCGTTGCATATCCGTGTAGCAGTGGGCGACATGATTGATACCTGAGACGAAGTACTCCATAAATGGATACATCGCTTCGATATCCGAGTAGATCCTCTTGAAGCTATGCTTCTCGTGGTTCTTCTCACCTGTCGCCACTGCACCGGGTCCGTGTTTCGGCATGATATCCCGAGGATCGAATCCTTGGAATAACTTGCTGACTATGTTTGACGCAGTGAGTAATATCCCTGCGTCATACGGCTCAGTCATAGTCCAATAACCGCCACCGGACGAAATCCGATGGCAACAGTTGAACTGACTGGGCAACTCGGAATCCACCTTCACGAACTCCGCGACAACTTTGTCGCATTGTTCTTGAGTGGGTGGGATCTCAAGCTTGTATAATAAATATACAAGTTGCCGTATTGCACGAACACTTAGTGGATCTGCGTCAGGTTTGACCTGACCCAGTTCGTCAAATACTCGAGACCAATAGCACCGAAGGAACTTCGGGTATTGGCAGCCGGATTCTAACTCGAATCCGACCGTGGAGAGTATCCCCCCGTCGCAAGATAAAGCCTTATCAAGGGCTTTACCGAGCTTCGGGAGAGTGACTGTCAAGAATGACAGCCCCTCATTAGCGACGCGAACCTCGATTTCATCGAGGTCACGTCGTGACTCCTGCTTAGAGACACAATTAGTGTCGGCTAGGTCCAGCAGTGCACATGATGTAACAGAGGCATAGAAGGATCTCTCCTTCTTGGCTTCCATCGTCTGCAGCCCGGAAGGGCTGTTAGTTGTCCTTTTCATATATATGACTAGGTTAACACACGATGAATGCTATCTCAAAACACTACTAGACCACCCTGGCCTAATCTCGCCGAATCACCTCACATGAAAAGCTTCTTGCGAAGCCAATCAAAGAGAGGTAGTAACCAAGAAAATCTCTTGGCTCGAGGACAGACAGCGCACGGATCCCTTTCGGGGGACGGCGTCTTGCGACGCCGCCGGCGAGCGCTAGGCTTTCGCTTAGCACTCGTCGCCGATGAGCTTGTCAACGTTCGCATTGACCAACAAGTTGGTCATTTGCGTCCGCATGTCCTTGACTTGAGCGGCCGTGATCACGGAGTCCTGAGGGACTTCGATGACCACGTAGATAGAAGCAATGTGCTGTTTCAACGTGGTAGCATTAAGCTTACCAAGGTTGAGACGAGCCAAATGCCTCTTGACGACAGTACCGTTCCGGACGGACTCGCTATGTGAAATGGCGAGCTCTTCCAGTTCTCCTGTCGGGGCCGCCGAGTTACGACGAAGACTGGATTTCTTTCCAGTCGTCGGTCCCTCGGTGAGGTAGTAAGTGCGCGTACTGGCGGAATCGCCAGTTAGCACAATGTCTTGAGTTAGCATATGTTTGGACGTTTCACAACGTTCAGATTGCGATTCGTTGCCGCATCTCCCGATAGGAGTACTGCTATAAAACAACGTAGCATCAGATCACCGAATAACGGCCATCTTACTGCTGAATTTCAACCACTTAGGTTTAGGTGGTTGTTTAATCGGCTTCCGAGGGCTCACGCGTTGGATAGCTAGCGACGCCAGGGTAAACACCTGGTCAATCGACGGCAGTCCGAAGCGGAGACGACTCACGGTACTTGGTGGACCGTGTCGGCGATCGTATACACCGCGCTCCCACGTGCCGACTGGAATCGTCGTAACCGTTTTAGGGTTAACGACGCCCGTAGTCAGCGTGGCAATTGCGGATGTAATGTAGCGGAATTTTGTGCTAGCACAAAAGTCCTCTACTACTATTGGGATCACGGATCCGTCCGTGAGCGAGCCGAGCCACCTTCCAACATCGACGAACCAGTCGACAATGAAGGAGAGCGGTATCGCATTCCAAGCGATGCGCAACGGCTTATCCAGGCCTAAAGCCTGGGCCCACGCCCGTGATGCAAGTTCCAGGTCGCTAAGACCACTAAGGTCATAGTGAAACCTCATACTCGCATGATACACGGGGGGCACCACCCACTGGGTCGTCTGCTTGACTACATAACCGCTGCTATTGTAAACAGTAGCGTCGGCTGTAGGCAAGGTGATAAAGTCCATACCGCGACTAAAGTGTCGCGTTATAGTCTGACCACTCTTCTCACGAAGCTTCCGGATTACTCGCGGGAGCTCAGTGATTAGCCTGATGACTTCTTTGGCTGACGCGATGGCAGGTTTGATACCGAACTGGTACCAAAGATGCATATTCGCGCCAGCCTTAAACTCGTCGAGCCGTGTAATGGGAGCTTTACCTTTACGGTAACGCTTTAACCATCCCTTCTTAACCCCAAGTGGGTTGATTAGGTCCGCGACTTGACGGAGTTCCAGTAGGTCGTTTAATAACGACGCGTCACTAAACTTGGGACGCATCGCTGATAAGGCCTCATAAGACATGTCCGCCCAATCGACCACGCGAGTGGTTACGGTCGGGGTAAGCCATGCACTAATACGGTCCTTAACCGTGTACAACCAGTATCCACCAGAGTACTTGTCCACAAACTTATCAGGAGGCCATATCCAAACAATATTTAATTGGTTGTTATATGGTTTAAACCTACTGATGGAGTGCGAACAGGCACCATAATGCTTAAGATGGGGCTCCTCGTCGATGATTGAATCATCAATGGAGAATCCTAACGCTTGAGCAGGAGTGTCAGTTTGCCCGGCCGTGCGAATATATACGCCCGTAACCGAGTTGTACTGGTCCTGTTCATAG